AATAAGGCTGTACCAAGATATATTGTTGTTGTAAAGGGTGCGAGACTTGATTCAGAATCTGAAGATCGTCTTTTTAGATTCTTACAAACTGGACTTAAGGGTCAGAATCATAGAACTCTCTATGTACCACTTCCTGCTGATCAAGAGGGAAATAAGATAGAATTTCAGATGATGCCAGTGGAAGCCAATGTTCAAGAAGCATCTTTTGATAAATATCATCAAAAAAATCGTGATGACATTCTTATGGCACACCAAGTTCCGCTGTCAAAGTTGGGCGGCGTAGATACTGGAGGACTTGCTGCGGCTCTATCACAAGATCGAACGTTTAAAGAACAAGTAACTCGTCCAGCACAAAGATATATTGAAAAAATGATCAATAAGATCATTAAGACAAAGACAGATCTTATTGAACTAAAATTCAATGAACTAACTCTTACAGATGAAGTTGCACAATCTCAGATTTATGAAAGATATGTTAAGACACAAATTATGACACCAGATGAGGTTAGAGAAAAGTTAAATCTACCCTCTAGGCCAGACGGTGATGGAAATATGCCGTTCACGATGACTCCAAGACAGGCAACTGATGCAAGAGCGAACCTTGCGGAGAACAGACAGAGAGATTCAGAAAGAGCGGCTAACAATTCAGATAGTGTTGCAACAACTACTGGAAGAAACCCTCAAGGTGAGGGAAGAAGAGTACAGTAACAATTTGATAAAATTGTTGGTATAATATAATGAGTATGAATATTTCTAAAGCACAATGGATGCACGAAGGAAATAATTTAAAACTTTCCATGCCCATTGCAAAGGTGGATAAAGAGCGAAGAATGGTTTCAGGATTCGCTACTTTAGATAATATTGATCGTCAAGGAGACATTGTTCCAGCAGAGGCGAGCATCAAAGCCTTTGAAAAATTCCGTGGAAACATCAGAGAGATGCATGATGATAAGAAGGCTGTTGGAAAACTAATCTCATTTAAAGAAGATTCTTTTTATGATCAAGAAACTGGAAAAATATATAAGGGCGTGTTTGTATCTGCATATGTAAGCAAGGGCGCTCAGGACACTTGGGAAAAGGTTCTTGATGGAACCCTAACTGGATTTTCAATCGGTGGCAGCGTAAATGATTATGAAGACACATATAACGAAGAAATGGATAAGTCAATAAGAATCATCAAAGATTATGACTTGTATGAACTTTCTTTAGTAGACAGTCCTGCCAATCAATACGCAAATGTCATTAGCATTGAAAAGGGTCATACTGGAGGGTATTTATCAAAAGCCCTCATTGAAAACGTATTCTGGTGCAGCACGGACGATGTTGTCCAACTATCTGCTAATAGCACATCAGACTGCCCAAGATGCGACAAGAGTATGAATAATATTGGTTTCGTAGAAACTAACGACGCACAAAAGGCAGAAGTAGTAAAGTCTATTCTTTCTACTGTCAAAAATGATGTAAAGGAGGTAAGCAAGATGGATAACGAAACAATTGAGACAGCCTCCACAGAAGCAGTATCAGAAGATACAGAAAATGTAGAAAAGACAATTTCAGAAAGTGATGAAACTGTAGAGAAGGCAGTCGAAGAAAACGATGTAGAGAAGGCAGAATCAACAGAGGAAGTTGATAAGGCTGTCGCCCCTGGACCAACTGCGGCCATGGAAGAAGAAGATGAAGAAATGGATGACTCAGAAGATGATGTTGCAGAACTTACTGCAAAGAAGTCTGTAGAGGAAACCATCAACTCTGAACTAATAGAAGCAACAAAGGCTGTTGCAGAACAGATGAACTCTACTGTCAACATGCTTGCTGACACCATTAAGAATCTTAATGAGAAAGTAGAAGAACTCAACAAGACTGTTTCTGGTGTTAAGGGAGAGGTTGATTCATTTAAGAATGAGTTTGGAAAGCGTGTAGATGCTGTGGAAAAGGATACCGCTTTCCGTAAGTCTGGCGATCTTGGCGAGGTCGTTCAGGAGCCACTAGTTAAGGCTCAAGTACAAAAATCACTATGGGGCGGCCGTTTCCTCTCAAAGTCCGACCTATTTACATGAAATAAAAGAAAAAATGGAGGTGAAATACAATGTCTGAAGAAATTTTAAAGAACCAACCAAGCAGCGATACTTCAGGATGGGATCCAGCACCAGCAGCGGCTGACGGCTTGTTCCAAGGTGAAGGTGCATTTGCTGCTGGTGGCGTTGGTAACGTAGTTGATCCAGCCGCTGGCGTACTTGGCAATATCCCAAACGCCAACTATGGAGACACAACAGGTCCAAACGCTGTTAACCCAACAGGTGTTGCTTCAGGTCTACTCAATCCTGAGCAGGCTCGTCGCTTCATCGATTATGTTTGGGATGCCACAGTTCTCGCTAACGATGGCCGTCGTGTAACCATGCGTGCAAACACTATGGAAATCGAAAAGGTTAACGTTGGAGAACGTGTTATTCGTGCGGCAGCACAGGCTCTAGGCTCATACGAGAATGCTGGAGCGACCTTCACAAAGGTTGAACTCACAACAAAGAAGATTCGCCTTGACTGGGAAGTTTCAACAGAATCATTGGAAGATAACATCGAAGGTGGTGCCCTTGAGGATCATCTCGTTCGTTTGATGACCAATGCTTTTGCCAATGATATCGAAGACTTGGCAATCAATGGTGATGGTGGTGCCGATCCATTCCTTGGAATCATGGATGGATTTGTTAATCAGGTTACAACAACTGGTGACGCTCATGAGGCAGTAGTTACTGTTTCTGACAATCAGTGGACACCAGAAGTAATGCAGCAGATCATCTACGCCCTACCACGCAAGTACCGTGCAGTTAAGAGCAATCTTAAGTTCTACGCTGGCACAGATGCTTTCGCTGGTATTGTTGCTAACAATGGTACACTTGCTGATGCTATTGCAGCAGCATTTGATCCACGCATTGCTGGCACAGAGCGTAACCGTCAGGCCTACCTTGACGGTGCAGGACAGACATTTGGCAATGCCAATGTTACCCGCGTTCTAGGTGTAGACGTTCTAGAAGTTCCTTACTACCCTGCTGATTATGTCGATTTGACATTCCCCAGCAACCGTGTATGGGGCTTCCAGCGCGATATCACTGTTAACCGTGAATACAAGGCCAAGAAGGACACAATCGAATACACCGTATTCGTTCGTTTTGGCATCGCTTGGGAAGAACTTGATGCAGTTGCTTATGCAGATGCAGCAGTAGATCCTTCCTGATAATTTAATAAGTTTGTTGGGGGGCAGGATATTACCTGCCCCCCACAAGCATATTCTGATATAATTGCTAAGAGGAAAGGATTTTATAATCATGGATTTTTCAAAGATGACTGTTTCAGATCTTAAATCATATGCAGAAGAAAGCGGTATTGATCTAGGAACAGCGAAAACAAAAACAGCAATTTTATCTGTTTTAACAAATACAAAGTCAAATATTTCAGGGGAGACAGAGACAACAGAAAACGTCATTGGTTCTAATAAAATTAATAATGAAAAAAGAATCCCAGTATCCAATACAAGAACAAATAGCGATGGCGTTCTTACTGTAGGCTCAGCAGATACTTTTAAGAATAAAGAATTTAAGAAGAATAACGAGAAGCCAGAAAACAAGATAGCAATTTATTCAGAAAAAAATATAAGGTGGCAAGGCCTTGGTGGTCTAAGTAAAGGATACAATATCGTTACAGAGGAGGCAGCCGAAAAGTGGTTAACCCTTAAGGGTATTCGTGAGGCTACAGCACAAGAAGTAGCAAACCATTACGGCCTATAGTATGAACATTTTAAGACAACCACCATTTCCATTAGAAGTATCATATGATGGATTAGAAATTTCTACAGACTACATATTAGAAATATATGACGATCATAATTTTTTGGTGGAGTCAGTGATTGTTACATCAGACAATCAAGGTGTTCTTACTTATGAACTTCCAAGCAGTTTCCAAAATTATGACGAAACATATTCTCTTTCTGTCTATACCATAGACCTAAATGATGAGCCAGATGAAACTGTAATAATGGACAGTCTATATATTTATAGGCCATATGTAAATCCTTTAAGCATTGCAGATATTGATTGCGATGAAGAGGAATATATTCTTTTAGAAAGAACTGCACGACAAATTATTGACACTATCGTTGGAGGATTTTACTATTATAGAAGTGAGGTAGAAACAGTTGGCCTAGGCGCAGACTATCTTCCATTAAGTAAAAGAGCAAACAAAATCAATCAGGTATACGAAAACAACGTAAAAGTTTATGATAGATTAAATCCAATAGATGGTCAACACACATACATTCTTTCCCCAGACAAAACTGCTCTTACAATTGAGGTAAGCGATACTCAAGAATATAATAGAATGGAGTCAAGACCAGTAAGGCTTCCAATCGCGGCATCCGATTCAATAATGCTTTATGGAGATGACTATGATGCAGTCTTGGCACTAACAGAAATAAAAGGTTCAGCAATGTTTCCAAAAGATTGGGGATATACTGTTTATGGAGAATGGGGCTGGGCAGTAGTTCCACAAGACATTAAGGATGCAACACGAATGCTGATTAATGATCTTAAGTGTGGAAAACTTTCATATATCCAAAAATATGTTACAGAATATGAAACAGATCAATTTAAAGTAAAATATAGCGACCTTTCATTGAGGGGAACAGGAAATCTTCTCGTAGATAAAATTCTTGAAAACTATTCAATTCCAATCTACCGCCTTGGAGTAATATAATGTTTTCTTGTGATGATCATTTATTTTCTATGAAAATGGATGTTTACTATTCTACAGAATCACAAGATAAATTTGGAAAAGAAATAAAAGAATGGTCTTTAGATAGAACAATATTGGGATATGCTGAAATATTGGGTGCAGTAGATAAAGATGGTTTAAAAAATAATCAATTTTTTGAATATGAGGGAAAACTTATTGGAAGATCAAAAGAAGATATAAGAACTTCTTTAGAAGGAATAAATTATCCAATAACAAGCATATTGATTACAGATATCATGGATGCAAAAACCTCAACAAACTTTTATACAGAATCAACTGGAGATAGATCAGGAAAAGCAACAGTATTTGAAATTATGGCAGTGGAACCATATGTAAACCCTTGGAATGAAATAGAGTATTACAAAATATTGTTCAATAGATCTGATAGGCAGATATTAGATGATTAGGACAAGTATAAATACAAAAGACTTTTCTAATATTTTAAAACAAGTAAATAATTATTCGCAGGGATTTTTGAGTGGGGCAGAGATGAACAGGGTTGAGTTTAATCGGGTTTTGGGTGGATATACTGCTGAAGCACTGGGCCACTATATTGATTCAAAAGCAAGAATGAATCCACAGTCCCTACACCATGTCTATGAATGGGGTGCTGTTGGAAATTCTTCATCTAGACTATTTTCTTTTAGTGTAGTAGCAAAAGGAAATTCAATTAATTTCAATGGCAGATTTTTGCCTTCACGCACTACTCCACCTAACTCTAATGATGTTTTTTCTGATAAAGCAACAGTTATGGAAAACAGAATAGCAATAACAGTAGAACCTAAAAGTTCCAATGTTCTAGCATTTGAAGAAGATGGAGAAATGGTTTTTACTACTACATCAATATATATTGCAAATCCAGGCGGGGACGAGGTTGCAGGAAGTTTTGGTCGTGTTGTTGATGAGTTTTTTGGAGAATACTTTACTGCATCAATCCTTAGTGGAATTTTAAAAGATTTATCTTCTCCACAAGAATTTTTGCAGTTTTTCTCTCAAGGATCTAAAACAGGTAAATCTGCGGGAGTAAAGGCAGGAAGAAAGTATTTTTCTATCAAAGGGGCTGATCTATTTTGAGTTTTGAGGATTTTGGGGTAGCCCCAATTATAGTTAATAATTACTTATGGGATACGATGAAAGCAATTGATCCTTCACTATCACAAACTAAAAATTATGGTCAAACAATTCCAATTTTTCCATTAGGAGACACAGCATCTGGCAAAAAGTCTTGGGAAAATAAAACATATATGATTTATGACAGAATGTTTAAACCAATGAGGAACCCATTTTATCCAATACGATGTGAAGAAATTAGATATCACTTAAAAGCAAAAGAGCAGGATACATTTTTATGGGGCTCTGTAATACAGCAAATTCTTGATAGACAAGATGATGCAGGAAAAGACATAAATGCATGGATAAGAGAAAATGGTGGAAGCGAGCAATATCCAGTATTTTTCCATAGCGTAAGACTATATCAAGTATCCTCATCTTTGGCTACAGAAAAAGAAAACCTAAGAGATTTTTCTGTTAGACCATTCTATGTTACTGAATTTATTGCTGATATGAAATATCACTACACAAACTCAATTGAACACTATCTATAATATTGCTGTATAATTATTATTGAGGAAACGCCCCATAGTTTAAATAAATTATGGAAATAGAGGTGAAAAAGTATGTCATATACACGCGGAGAAGCCAAGAACATCATTGTCGGCGCAGCCGCCATGTTCGTTTCTGTTGGCGCTGAGTTTGATCCTGACACTGTTGTTTTCCCCGATTTTGAAGAAGACGTATCTTACCTAGATACACTTTCTTCATCAGCAGGAGCAGGTCTTGTACGCAACGTTGGCTTCACAATGAATGGTCTTGAATTACAGTTCCAGCCAGACTTTGGTGAAGTTCAGGTAGATCAACTTCTTGACGTTGCTAAACTCTACAAGCAGGGTATGCAGGTTAATCTTGCAACAGCATTTGCAGAGGCTACACTTGAAAATCTTCTTGTTGCAATTGCAGCCCCATCAAGCGACTATGACGCAAGTGTAACATTGGACAGCCCAATGGACACTGGAACAATTTCTCAGGCTTCAACACTTGAACTTACTTCAGGTGCAATTGGCGAATGCCCAGTAGAAAGAGGTCTAGTTGCAGTAGGACCAGGCACAGGAGATTGTGAGCCTGACAACTACATTGAAAGAATCTATGTTGCTTACCGTGCATTGTCAATTGACAACGTTACAGTATCAGCAAAGCGCGATGAGCCTTCCATGTTTGAAGTTTCATTCCGTTTGCTTCCAGCAAACAATGGTTCATACGGAAAGATTGTTGACCGCACAGTCAATACTCCAACCTGATAAAAAAATAACTTAATAGGCAATTGCCCCGCTTCGGCGGGGCTTTTGTCATGCTATAATTATTACTCCATAGAAAGGAAACAAAATGGCTACAAGTGTATATGAAGTAACAGAGATCGAACTTTTGGACGGCACAAAGATCAAGATGCGTCCACTAAAGATTTCTTTGCTTAGAGAGTTTATGAAGACATTTGAGGGTATTGCCAAGGTAGCAGATAACAATGATAAGTCAATGGACATTCTTATGGATTGTGTTCAAATTGCTATGAAGCAGTATTCTCCAGAACTTGCACTAGATCGTGAAAAACTAGAAGATAACATTGATCTGCCAAGTGTTTATAAGGTCGTTGAAGCAGCCTCTGGAATTAAGTTTGATGATCAGGGAAACGCAGCGGCGACGGGGATTCGTGGTCTGAACTAGATCTTGCAAAAATAGAGTCAGAAGTATTTCTTTTAGGAATATGGAAAGACTATCAAGAACTAGAAGACAATCTCTGTATGCAAGAATTAACACAAATCCTCGTCGCTAAAAGAGAAAAAGAAAATGAGGAAAAAAGGTTTCTTGCTGCCCTCCAAGGGGTAGACATTGGCCAAGGAGCGGAAGATCCTCAAAAGAAGTGGGAAGATCTCAAGGCTAGGGCGTTCAGCGGCGGGAAAGCAAAAGACTCAAGTGATATCACATCTCTAGTAGGAAATAATGCCAAACAAAAGGGTTTTGGTATAGGAAGAGGACTAGAGTATTCTGATGGAAATAAGGCTAAAAATCCCTTTGGCTAGTGTATAATTAGATAGAGGTGTACTGTCTTGGCTGAAGGTGTAAATGCAAATATCAGAATTGATTTAGATACTTCAGATGCCATTGTATCTTTAAGAGCACTCCAATCTCAAATATCAGAATTCAATAAGTCTGTAATCAGAAGTAATGCTGCTGCGGTTGCTGCGCAGCAAAGCATGATATCAACTCTTACTGCTCAAATTGGTGCAACAAAACAATTTACCACATCAATGGTAAATGTAGAAACAAGTGTTTCTAAACTCGGCAGAGCAATAGATAAAAATAAATTAACGCTTGGTGAGTATTTTAGATATGGTGTTGCATCAAGCAGAACTTTTGGTAGGGTTTTCCGCACAGAACATAATGCAATTATGGAATTGGCGGCAGATAGAGTAAAAAGACTACAGACGCAATACATCGCTATGGGGGAAGCACAAAATGGCGTAACGAGGGCTATGGCCGTTCGCCCAATGAATCTTTTTAATGCAGATGCAGCAATAGGAATACAAAGACAACAACTTTTTAACAAACTTCTTCATGACGGATCAACAAGCCTAATTAACTGGGGTAAAAATACACAGTGGGCTGGCCGACAACTTATGGTTGGCTTTACAGTTCCTCTTACAATTTTTGGAGGAATTGCTGGCCAAGTATTTATGGACTTAGAAAGGCAGATTGTTAATTTCCGTCGTGTTTATGGAGATGCTACAACTCCTGCTGAAGAAACAGAGGGCATGATTGATCAGATTAAAGAACTTGGATCTGAATTTACTAAGTATGGAATTGCAGTAAAAGATACTATTACTCTTGCTTCACAGGCGGCAGCCGCAGGTGCTCAAGGAGGAAATCTCTTAGCCCAAACAGAGCAAGCAACTAGACTAGCCACCCTTGGCATGATGGAGCAGCAACAGGCTTTAGATGCAACCATTGCCCTACAGTCAGCATTTCAGATGAGTTCAACAGAACTTGCTGAATCTATTGATTTTCTTAACGCAGTTGAAAACCAAACAGTAGTTTCTTTGCAAGACGTTTCTGAAGCAATTCCAAAAGTTGCCCCTGTAATTCAAGGCTTGGGTGGAGATGTTCAAGACTTAGCAATTTTTCTTGCTGCTATGCGAGAAGGTGGCGTGAGTGCGGCAGAAGGAGCAAACGCACTAAAATCAGGCCTAGCATCTCTTATTAGTCCAACTAAAAATGCAAGGGCACAACTTAATAAAGTTGGTATTGACATTGATACCATTCTTAGTACAAACAAGGGTGACCTTCGTGGCATCGTTATGGAATTTGGTGCTGCTTTGTCTACCCTTAGCAAGTTCCAAAGACAACAGACCCTAGCAAAAGTTTTTGGAAAATATCAGTTTGCAAGACTTGGAGCATTGTTTGAAAATGTTGCTCGTCAAGGATCACAAGCACAAAGAGTTGTAGATCTTACTGGACAAAGTGTTGAACAACTTGCACAACTTGCAGAAAAAGAACTTGGTGCAATTTCTGATTCAGTTGGAGTTAAATTTACTGGAGCGGTAGAAAGACTCAAACTAGCAATCGCACCAATTGGAGAAGCATTTTTAAGAGTTGCAACACCAATCATAGAGTTTGCAACTAAGATGATTGAAAAGTTTAATGAACTAAGTCCAACAGCAAAAAATGTAGCAATTGTTTTGGCAACTGGTCTTGGAGTTGTTGTGCCTACGGTAACAATGCTTATCGGTTTGTTTGCTAACTTTATAGGACAAGCGGTTAAGGGAATTGCAACGTTCACGAATTTCTTCTCTAGAATGAGAAGCGGTGGCGATGCGCTTAACTATCTGTCACAGGAGCAGTTGGACGCCCTCGCCGCAGCATCAGCACTTGAAGGAAAAACTGATAGTTTAACTACTTCATTAAACGTTCAAAGATCCGCAGTAGAAAATTTGACAAGAGCATATGCTACATATGTCTCTTCTGCGCGAGCAGCAGCAACAAATCTACCACAAGGATTTAGAACAAGAAGAGTAAGAACACCAGGCTTTAATCGTGGCGGAATTGTTCCAGGAACTGGAAATAAAGATACTGTTCCTGCAATGTTAACTCCAGGCGAATCAGTTATAACAAAAGAAGCAACAGAAAAATTTGGACCAGTTCTTCAGGCAATGAATTCAGGAAAGATTCCCGGATTTGTTGATGGGGTGGTAGACCTTGGCGGAGGGCAGAAGGTATCACTAGACGTACTTAGAGGCTCATCTCTTGCTTCTATTCAACAACTTTTTGATTCAATTCCAGAAGATGCGATAGAAATAAGACAACAGTTCTCTCAGATGCTCAGAGATATTTCAACATCTCAAAAAGAAAATGGAGAACAGTTAAGACTTACTGCACAAAAACTAAAAGACATTCTTCGTGAATCTGGATCTCCAGAACTCGCACGGCTTGCAGGCTCATCAGCAAGATACAGTAGGCTTTCTGGGCTTCCAGCAGTTTCTGCTCAACTAGAACAAGAACGAGGCGTATCTGGTGCAAGAGAAATGCGAGTTGCTACTGGATCTGCTCAAGCAGCAGCAGAAGCAATGCGTGAATTTGGTGCTACTGCGGGACAAATTGCAGATGCTTCTACAGTAGCAAGAGCACATTTGGTAGAAGTATCAAATGAACAAAAGAGATTAAATGCAGCATGGCATTCAAATGTTTGGGAGGCACAGAGCCAAGCAGAAAATCAGTTCAGTAATCTAGTTGCGAGATATGACAATAATAGACAAACATACGCAAAATACCTTGGTTTATTAACAGATGATGTTGCAGATGAGCGACAAAAAGCAACTATCCTAGATAAGATAACAAGAAATATTAGTTTAACAGAAGAAGAATATCAAATTCAAAAAGTTCTTTTACAAAACATGCTTGCAGATGTAAGGAGTGGAAGGCTGCTTGCTTCAGAAGTAACTGCTGCGTTCCTTCCATATGCCGCAGGAGCAGTTGGCGCAGCACAGTATAGAGCAAGAGTAGGCGTTGGTTATGGGGGAAGATCAGCGGCTGAACTTGGAGCAGGACAGGCAGCAATTCAGGCAGAGATGCAGCAAGCAGGAATGGCCCAAGCACAAGCAAACTTGCAGGGGCAAAGAAAAGGCTTTGAAACTGGATCTCCATCAGAAGCAGCAGCAAGAATTGGAGATGAGGTTCCTCGCGGCACAGCAGTAGGAATTCAAAGATCTACTCCCATTGCTACTAGGGCAGCGGCACAACTATCAAGAGAAGTATCTGCTGCTGCCCAAACCTCTGACATAAGACAAGTTCTAAAAGATAGACTAAGCGTTGGTCCAATTGTAGATGCAGAACAAGCAGAAATTAGACAGACAATTGCGTTAAGAAAACTAGAAAACAAAGAATTAGAGAAAAGAAAACAACTTCTTGTTTCTAGAGGTATGAGCCCAATTAGTGCAGGATATGTGGCGCAGCAACAGTTAGCAGCAGAAAGGGCTGCGGCTACTACTCCCCCACCAGTTGTGCCAACAGGAGCAGCAATGCTACCAATTGTTCCAGCAGGGGGCGGAACTGGAGGTGGAGGACCAGAGGGGCCGCTGGGGGCAGCAGGGGGAGCAGCAGATGATGCCTCAGAAGGATTTGATAAAGCAGAAAAATCTGCATCTAGATTGTCCTCTAGACTTTTTGGCCTATCTATGGGTGCAACCACTGTAGCAGGTAGTTTATCAATGATGGATAACGAGGTTGGAGATACTGCTGCAAGTTTTCTACCATTCCTCGCTGCCATTGATGGCTTAGCAATAGGTCTTACTTTACTTGATGGAAAGTGGGGAAAAATAGGAGGAAAACTCAAAAGTTTTGCAGCACCTCTTGTTGCAGCAGGAGGCGCAGTAACTGGACTAGTCGGTAAGATCACTGCTCTGGGAGCAAAAATACCATTTATTGGAAAACTAGGCACAGCATTTTCAAAAATAGGTGGGGCAGTTGCTAAAGCAGCATCAGCATTTATGAGATTTTCTGGATTAGGAAAAGTTGTTTCTGTTCTTGCTAGATTTGCAGCATTCATAGGTCCACAAGGAATTATTGCTGGCCTCATAGCACTCGGTGTGGCGATTGTTGGGGTATGGAATAAATTCCAAGCATTTAGAGATGCCGTTGCAGAAATCGGAGCATCATTTAAAGAGTTGTTTGAAGCAATCTTTGGTCCAGTTGACGAACTTGGATCAAAGGCAGCAGCAGCAGGAAATATTTTTTCTAGCATTTGGAACGGGGTACTAAATGTTGTTGGACCAGTATTTACTGCAATAGCCAAAGTAATTACCATTGTTATTAAAGCAATAACGATTGTTGTTGAAGTAATTAAAAATGGAGTGCCACAAATTATTGGCATGTTCTCAACACTTCTTGATAATATGGGGCCAGTTGGCGAATTTATTCGTAAAATTGGAGAAGACATATCAAATCTATTTAAGTCAATTCCCGCTGTAATATCAACAGCGTGGAATGGAATTATGGATGTTGTCGGCACAGCAATAAACTTTATTATCGATAGGGCAAATGAACTTATTAGAGCACTAAAGGCACTAAAACTTCTTTCAGAAGATGTTGCTGAAATTAGTGCATTTAGTATGGCAGATCGTGGAGCAGTAAGTGGTACAGTTGGTGCTGGAGTTGCACAGGGAGAAGAGCAAAGAAGAAGGCTTATTGCATCTGAGGCTGCCAGAGATAGAGCATTTGCAAGAAGAGGAACCGCACCACAACCAGATAAAGAGGAAGAAGAAGACGGCGGCGGTGGCGGCGGAGCAACAAAGTCTTGGTTTGAAGAATTATTAAGTGAAATTTCAGCAAATCTTAAACTCTTTGGTGATGGAGTATCTAATGCAACATCTGGTGTAGTAGGACAATTAAGAAGCAAAAAAATTCCAGAACAACTTATTGCTGCCATAGGCGCGGGACCAGAGGGATTAAAGAGAGCACAAGAGTTATTGAAACTAGATGCTGCTCAAAGAAAGAAGTTTATTGGTGATTGGATCAAGCAAACAATTGGTCAAACAGTTTCTGGTGCCATAGCAAGAGCAAATCAAGCACAGCAAAGAAGTGCAGCAAAAGTTAAACTTGCAGACATTTCAGTTGATGGAAGAAAAGTTGAAAAAAGTATTGTAGACCAAATTCTTCAAGATGAAAATGCAATTCTCACTATTCTTAAAGGTAAGCCAAAGCAGGTTGAGGCATTTATTAGGTCACTAAGAAATGCTTCAGAAGAAATAGATTTCCAAAAGCAAGCACTTGAAGAATTGGATGCAGCAATGCAACCAGTTTTTGATAATTTTGATAGACAAGAAGCATTGTTCCAGCAAGCGTTTGGTGAACTAGAAAGACAATATCAACCCATACTTAGAGCAAACCAGCAAGCAGTTCAATTGCTTCAAGAACAAATAGATGCTGTTCAACGAGAAATTGATGCTGTACAGCAACTCAATGATGCAGATGAACAAAGAATTAGAGGTCTTGAACGACAAAAAGAAATGCTTGATAGACAATTAGAGGCACTAGAAAGACAAAACGAGCAAGATGAGAGAAAGATAGAGGCTCTAAGAAGAGAAGATGAACTTAGAAATCGAACTGCTGAAGCATTGTCTAGAGATTTAGATCTTTTATCTGAACAAGAAGAAAAAATTAGAAAAGAATATCAAGATAGAATTTCTGCTCTTGAAAATATTGCTAGAATAAATGATCAAATATTGCAAAGCCAAAAGGACCAACTAGGCGTTGCTCAGGCAATCAGTTCTGGAGATATTTATGCTGCCACTGCTGCTGCGCAGGAAATGAGACAAAATCAAATACAGTTTGCAACAGAGCAGACAAGGGCTGGAATGGAGCAAGGCATGGAAAATGCCGTTGCTTCACTTACAACCCCTGGTGGTTTAACAAGAGCGCAAGCAGAAGAACAACTAAGAATTATTAAAGAGCAGTCCTATCAAACAAGTCTTCAAATAAGAGATATTGAGGATCAGATTTATAATCGTAATCTTCAAATGATTCCAATTAAAGATCAACAGCGTTCGCTTGATGATCAAATTAGATCAATTCAGGATGTAATTTATGATAGAGAAACAAGCATTCTCAATATTCAAAATAGCAGATTAACACCACTCAATCAACAATTGCAGGCTGCACAACAACTCTTAACGGAAAACGAAAAGGCGCTTGCAGATGCTAAAGCAAAGGTTCAAGTTGATGGACTAACATACGAACAGTTACAAAATCAAATATCTGCTCAAAAAGAATCTTATAATGTTCTCGTTGCATCAATTAAAACAAATGGAGAAATGAGAAAGTCTGTAGATAATTTAAGAAAGAAGTGGGTGGATGTAACTCAGCAAATTGCTGCGGCAGTAAGGACGGCAAAGCAATTAAGCGAACAAGCAATTATGGGAGCAGAATCTGAATATGCAGCAATTAATGCCGATGCATATGCAGGTAAAATTGGTCCAGATGAGGCACAAGCAAGAATTGCAGCAGCAAGAACAGCACTAAATAATAGCCTTGCTGGAATTACAAATCAAAGAACTGCATCAATAAATGCGTCATTGGCATCTGGTACAGCCGCAATATCAACAGCAGGAATGTATGCTGGCGGTATGGTTGTTAGACAATATGCCCAAGGTGGATCAGTTTTGGGTCAAGGAACAAGAGATTCAGTAAATGCACAACTTACACCAGGGGAGTTTGTTGTAAGAAAGGCAATGGTTGACAAGTACGGATCTCCAATGTTTAATGCAATAAATCAAGGATCATTTAGATTCCCAAGATTTAGTGAACCAAGAATGTGGGCTGGAGGAACGCCAAACTTTGATGAATCAACTGGAAGATATAGAAGAAGAGATAGAGATATAGCACAAAAGATTATTGCTCCCATGTATAATACATATAGTGTAAATGTTAATGTTGAAGGCTCAAACTCTTCTGCTGAACAAATTGCAAATATGACAATTACAAGGATAAAACAAATGCAAAATATGCAAATTAGGGGAAATCGTGGCTAGCAGTTCCTATATGTCTGGAAGAAAGTCATATTTACCTAGTGCTACTAGACCCCAAGCAATTATTTTTTCCGATAATGAAGGAACCCTAGATTCAGGAATGTATATTCCAAATGGAAATGAGTGGGAAGATTTTATAATTTTGACAGACGGTAATCGTGGAGAAATCAATATGTCTCAGCAAAGAATAGAATCAAGACAGAGAATGATAAATGGAAATATGAGATCATATTGGATAGCAGATAAAATAAATCTGTCAACGTCATGGAATAGGATTCCATCTAGAGCATATTCTCAGTCAGTAGATTTTAATGAAAATACTGGGCAAATAATTGAAAACCCATCAACATATTCTATGTATACTGTAGATGGTGGCGCTGGTGGGGTTGATATAGTCAACTGGTATGAAAACCATCCAGGCCCATTTTGGGTTTTTCTTGCATATGATAAATTTAGAGTAAATGGCGTAGAAAACTTCAATAGGCTTGGAGGATATAATCAAGTTCTCAAAATGTATTTTTCAGCATTTGATTATAATATTGAAAAGCGCGGGGGAACAAATCAAGGTAATATGTGGAATAACAATAAAACTGTGGGATTTGATTTTTGGAATATTAACCTTTCTTTGGAAGAGGTTTAAATGTTTCAGTCCACACAACTGGCAAATCATTTAGCAACCTCTGACACAATTAAAACTGAATCAGCGGTATATGCTGAATGGAATATGAATCAACCAGATAATATTGAAAGGGTTGGAAACTATAGATATAGGCCAACATATAGCGGTTCTCAATATTATCTAATACCAATGTCATATGATCCATCAGATGTTGGTGAATACTATACGGGAGCAACAGATTCAGATATCGTAATTGATTCTGGATTTAATGATTTTGATAGCCCATCACTATTTTTAGAAAACAAGGATAAGTTTAAATTATTCTACTCATTAGATGATTGTATTAAACCATACAGACCAAGGTCTGGTATAAACAAGATGTTGTACCTTAACAATACTGGGACACAAAAACAATATATTACAAATCCGCCACCAATTAATGCAGTAAATCAGGCAATACAAAACTCTTCTAAAACTAGTATTACGAATAGGCCACGATACTATCTTGCATCTAAAGAAGATTTGTTTAAATATTGGACTTCATATAGAACAGAATATGGTATGCCGACACCAAGGCCAGGGCAAGCCATCGCTCAGGTTTTACGCCAAGTAGACAGAGGAATATCTTTTGCCCTTGACGGAATAAATTATATTGAAGACGCCGCACCATTTTTTGTATATAAAGAAAGCGTTCCCACTAATAAAATTGTAATAAAAATGCAAACAAATGTTGGCGATGTAAACCTTGGAAATGTCAGGGTAGGAAATCAAGAAATTCCTGATCCATTATATGTAGGAAATAATACACAAACAACACCTGTGGTGTGGAGAATAGAAAAACTTACATCAGACAACTCATGGGAAACAATAATTTCTTTTGACGAAAACTCTTTAAGATCAAATAATGAGCCGCTTATAGGGGCAGATGGTTATTTGGAAATATCATATGGACTTAATATTCCAGAAAAATATAAATCAAATTTTGTTTTTGCTGGGAAAATAGCAAACACTACATTGCTTCCAGACGCAGCGCCTGCTGGATATGCATATTTAGTTCAACAAAATGAAACAGATATCGGAACATTTTATGTTTCTGTTTCTGACGGAATAACGTATGACTATGAATCATTTGTCCCAGAATATGCTTGGCAAATATCAGAAGAACCAATTAATATAAATAGTAACTTTGTTACTAAAATTACAGATCCAGAATATTATATTTCACAGGGTGGTGAAACGGTATACAGAGAATTTGAATTTATTGATGGAATACGACTTGTTGTAAAAACAATGAATAAGCCAAGTTGCACTTTTGATTTAATTGAGGTATCTCCGAGGCTAACAGTAGATTTAACGGAAATGGTATCAAGTTTTTCTATGACAAAAACAATGTCTGATCTAGGAAATGGGTCTATTCCAGTAGGATCACTCAATGCATCAATTGGACAAATAGAAATATTTGACAGCGACTTTGCCTTTAATGAAAACAATTCTTTTGATTTTTCTACAAAAACAGGTAGCATTCTTGCTCAATATACGGAAATTCCTGTAAAATTTCTTTTTTATGAAATAACAAAAGAAGTAGACGGCATAGATTATTTCATTCCAGTAAAAACTATGTATAGTGATTCATTCCCACAAGCCGCTGGAAATGCTGGTGTAATATCTATTGAACTTAGAGATTTTTATTTATTTCTTGAATCAATGCCTGCACCAGAACTTTTGCTTACAGATATTTCACTAAGTTGGGCTATATCAATATTGCTAGACAATATTGGTTTTTCCAATTATTCTTTTAAGAGAATAGATAATTATCCAGAGCCAGTTATTCCATACTTTTTTGTTGAACCAAACCAAAATTGCGCAGAAGTCTTACAAAAATTAGCAGTAGCAAGCCAATCAGCAATGTTCTTTGATGAATATAATAACTTAGTTATTATGTCAAAAGAGTATCTTTTGCCGAGCAATGAAGAAGAACGAGCAACAGATTTCACCCTATATGGACAACAAGAAGATTCATATTTACCGAACATTGTTTCTCTATCTTCTGAAGAAAAGAAAATATACAACAGTGGTCAAATAAACTATACAACAAGATATATTCAGAGGAGTATTGGATCTACAAAAACAGCCCAAACACTAGATGAATATAAAAACTATATATATCGACCAGTCCTTCTTTGGGAGGTGCCAGGAAGAGAATCAACAAAAAGTATAAATGAAATTGGAGCACAAAATTCTGGATATACTTTATCTGCTATTCCACTGTCTACTAAACTAACCTCAGAATTACCATATGCAAGAAACAATATTTTATATAATAATATAATTAATGTTGGTGAAAATGTATATTGGATAGCATCTTACAATGGCTATTTTTATGCTAATGGGGAAATTATTAGATATGATGCAATAGAATATAGTATAAGTGGTCAAGCACTACCAGTATGGATAACAAATAATCAAGAATACCAAGACTATTTTGGAAAACTCCCATTTAATGGAAAAATGTATCCAACAGGGAATGTAAGAATTTATACAAATCCAGAGTATCAAGAAATTAATGGCATTTTTACTATAAAAGATGGAATTGTTAAAGAGCATGGCAGAGGACAGTTTGGCACTCAAATAACTGAACATACAGCAGGCCTTATAGATGACAACTATTGGACAAATAATTCATATGTCCGTGGATGTTTTCAAGACTCCGCAAAATATTTATTCACTACTAGCGACTACGTGGTGTATCCAACAAATTTAGTTGGCGGTATAGCAGGAGAGTATAGTGGATATATTACAGATCAAGAAGGATACAAAGCAACAAGTAGCGCCTCTGTTCAAATAAAAAATTCTGGAGTAGTTACTATACCAATACAGACAAATAAACTATTTTTACAAGGCGATACAATAATTGCCAGAGGATATACTTCTGCTTCAGCAGCACAAAGCAATGTTCAAATAACACAAGCAAGAAATATGATGATTGGACCTATATCATCATATGATAAAACAACTGGATCTCTTGTTTTTGAAGTTAAAGAAGCATATGATGCTGGCACAACCTTGCCATATTGGGTTATATCATTCACTGGAAAAACTGGAAATAATATCGTTATTGAAAATACAACAATAAATGCAAATATTCTTGCGGCTCAGTCATCAAGAAACGGAGTTATAAAAAACTTTTTGTCAGAAAAATATCTAACAGAACAAGAAGTAAACTATATGAAAACAACAAGTCCAGGAACAGTACAGTCATCGGCCCTAGTTTTTAATGGACCAAGCATTCCGTTTTATTTAAATGCATCAGACTTTGTTTCTTATATTTATAAAGATTTTACAGATCCAAATACTGGTTCAGCAGCACCATATAAACATTTTGGTACAAGAATGAGGATAATTGGGAAAATAGAGTCAAGTTCTAATACTTCCCAAACGCCAATTGGAGCATATCCAATCTATCAAGGATCTGCTGGATCATCTAGTGGACTATTTTTTGAATATGGTGCAACATCTCCATTGTCCCAAAACAGTCCTAACCAAGCAGTAAAAATATACGGCGGTTCAGGTGGAATTGGAATAGGGGTAAATAAAGAAACAAATAATGGATATTTTCTAGAAATAGTTGGATTAACATCAGATAATGTAAATCAGTATGCAAATAATAATACTGCTAACACTATAACATATAAAATATTGGCTTCCCCAGTACCTACTTGTGTTAATAATGAGGTTACTGTTCATACAGAAATTCAACACAATTTACAAGTCGGTCAACCAGTAACAATTATTGGTTTAATTGATAGCAACGATCCATCAAATACTAGAACAGCACTTAATGGACAATATATTGTTACTGCTGTAAACGTAGATAAAAAATCATTTAAATATAAAATTAGTCAATCCCCTGCTCTTTCTACTACTGTTTCTGTTGATACAAATACTGCTAAAGTTATTCAAGAAGGCGCTCAAAGAACATCAATTGCAAACATCTTCTTTTATAAAGTTTTAGCAGATCCATCAAATAAAAAGGCTGTTCCATACAGATTATGGCGCGGCCTCGCCCAAATAAATCTTGATAGCGGAGATTTTATTGGACAGAATAGATTAGCGGGAGAAAATGCAACAACTGTATATGATTTAGCAGCAGAATATGTAAATATTGGAAGCACAAGAAGATTTTTCCTTTATTTAAATGGAAAACAAATAGCAACAGTTGATGATACAAATCCTCTTCCAGAATACAACAGCATGGCAGTTTTTGTCCGAGGATCGTCAAAATGTATGTTTGAAAATGTTTATGCTCTTGGTAAAAATTATTCTAATAACACAGAGTTTTCAGTTAATACAGGAATAGCATCTATCTTTGGAGATGAAGAAATAGATGCGTCGGAAGCACTAAGAAAATATGCAATGAGTGGCATAATAAGAAAAACATTTTTATCTGGAATAAAGAGTGAAGATGGATCAAGTTATCGAATGTACTTTGATGAGTTTGGCACCATTCTTAGAGAATGTGCATATTTTAATATTAAATATGATAGGGCATATCCAGCACTTTATGCACGACTAATGAAAACCCTAAACAACTTTAAAGGATATACTACGTCTGGATTCCTAGCAGGACCATACGGGGCAGAATTTTTAGTATTTAATTCTACAGACTTTAACTTAAACCTTGACGATACCTCTGGAAACTATTTAAGAATTCAAGGTGTTGCTTTCACTCAAGACACAACATATAATTTAACAGTTGATGACTACTTCAAGAAAAAATCAATAATAGATCCATCAGAAATATCAAATTCTCAAACGATTACAAATCCAAACAAAGTTTTGCAAGAATATAATAGAATTAAAAATAGTCGAATAAAGTATGGGGTAAATGAATTTACTCCAATAGAAAGCCCATATATTCAAACTACCGCAGATGCCGAAAAAATTTTTGGATGGGTAATAGATAAAGTCTCTGTCCCTAAGAAATTAGTGGGAGTTAAAACCTTTGCAACATCTAATGCACAACTTGGTGATATTGTTAATATAAACTACAAGTATGACCAAGGCGATGGAATCAGTCTAATATCTCCAGAAGATAAAAGATTCGTCATATATAATATTGAATATACAAAAAATATTGAGGGACCACAAACCCTTATATATTTAGCGGAGGTATAAAAAATGCCATTGATATATGCTGGAGGACAGTGGAGATATGTTCCACCGTCTGCACAGGCTAATGCTGCAACGCCAAAGCCACCCCCCCCTCCTCCTCCACCTCCCCCTCCCCCACCTCCTCCTCCACGTTACGTTTCTGGAGAAGGGAGTATTATTGCTCAGGCTCCCCAACTTTATCGACCCCCGCCACCACCACCAGTTACTTTTAGGCCTCCAGATTATCCAGACCGTCCAATTCCTCCAGGACC